TTGAACAGCTCAAGCACCGATGACTATGGCGACCTGCTGGCAACGCTCAGCGACGAGGAAGTCGCCTCGCTGATGTTTGATTGGCCGCTATGGGCCGCTCCGCATCAGACGCCGCCCGAAGGCGACTGGACCACCTGGCTGTTGATGGGTGGGCGGGGCGCGGGCAAGACGCGGGCGGGCGCCGAATGGGTCAGGGGACTGGCCGCGCAAGGCATCGGCCCGATCGCGCTGGTGGGCGAAACGATTGCCGAGGCGATCGCCATCATGGTGCAGGGGGAAAGCGGCGTACTCCGCGTCCACCCGCACAACGAACAGCCAAAATTGCGCGACAACCGGCTGATCTGGCCCAATGGGGTGGAAGCCATGGTGCTTTCCGCCAGCGACCCCGAACGGTTTCGCGGCCCCCAATTCGCCGCTGCCTGGGCCGACGAGATCGGCAAATGGCCAAGGGCGGACGAGGCGTGGGACATGCTGCAATTCGGCCTGCGGCTGGGCGACAGGCCCCGCCAGATGGCGACCACGACACCGCGCCCGACCAGGTTGATCAAGCGCTTGCTGGGTGATCCGCTGACTGTGGTGACCCGGATGCGCACCGACGACAACCGGTTTCTGGCGCCGCAATTTCTCGATGCCATTGTCGGGCGCTATCGCGGCTCGGTGCTCGGGCGGCAGGAACTGGATGGGGAACTGATCGAGGACTTGCCCGATGCGCTGTGGCAGCGGGCGATGTTTGTGCCGGTGAGCGGCGTGGTGCCGGAGCGAATTGTGGTGGCGGTCGATCCGCCGGTGACGGGGACGGCGAAATCGGATGCTTGCGGGATTATCGTGGCCGGCCGGGTGGGCGAGGGCGCTGTGGTGCTGGAAGACCGTACGGTCAAGCCAGCGCCGCCGCTGGTCTGGGCGGAGCGGGCGGTGGCGGCGTTTCATGCCCATGGGGCGGATGCCATCGTAGTCGAGGTCAACCAGGGCGGGGACCTGGTCAAGGCGGTGATCGAGCAGATCGATGCCAATGTGCCGGTGCGCGCTGTGCGGGCCAATCGCGGCAAATGGCTGCGGGCCGAGCCGGTGGCGGCGCTTTATGGGCGTGGGCTGGTGCGGCATGTGGCGGGGCTGACGGCGCTGGAGGACGAGATGTGCGGCTTCGGCGCCGATGGCAAAAGCGGTGGGCACTCGCCGGACCGCGTGGATGCGCTGGTATGGGCGGTGACGGAATTGCTGCTGGATGGGACGAGACCGCGGGTGCGGGGGATTTAGCCTTTCATCATCGGGCGCCTTCCTTCTCCCCTTGAGGGAGAAGGTGCCCGAAGGGCGGATGAGGGGTCTCTTTCTGCATGTCTGGCATGGGAGAGCTTGTGCCATTCGAGCATAGCTCTCATGGCCTTCTCCCCTCAAATCGCTCCACTGGAGCGATTTGCCCTACGGGACGGCTCGAAGCCCCTCACCCTGGCATTTCTGCTGAACGCAGAAATGCCGTCCCTCTCCCTCAAGGGGCGAGGGTTGACGACCGATGGGCCGGATCGGTCCGGACTAGACAAGGATCAAAAACATGCCGAACTGGATCAGCCGCCTTTTGGGCGGCGGAGCGAATGCGCCTGTCGAAACCAAGAATTTTGCCGGGCATACACTGATGAGCCTGAGTTCCCTGGGGCCGGCCAATTGGAGCCAGCGGGGATTTGCCAGCCTGATCAATCAGGGGTTCGCGCGCAATCCGGTGGTGTATCGCTGTGTCAGGTTGATTGCCGAGGCGGCCAATCGGGTGCCGCTGGTGGTGAGCGAGGACGGCAAGAGGCTCGACGAGCATCCGCTGGCGGACCTGCTCAGGCGGCCCAATGGGCGCCAATCGGGCGGGGAAATGCTCGAGGCGGTCTATGCCTATCTGCAGACGGCGGGGAATGCGTATCTGCAGGCGGGGATTGTCGAGGGGCAGGTGCGTGGGCTGTTCTGCCTGCGGCCGGACCGGATGAAGGTGGTGGCGGGGGCTGATGGGTGGCCCGTGGCTTACGACTATACGGCCGGCGGGCGGACCATGCGGCTGCGCCAGGACAGTGACCCGCTGCCCAATGTGCTGCATATGGCGCTGTTTCATCCCATGGACGACCATTACGGCATGGCGCCGCTCGAGGCGGCACAGACCAGCCTCGATATCCACAATGCGGCCGGGCAGTGGAACAAGGCGCTGCTCGACAATGCGGCGCGGCCCTCTGGTGCGCTGGTCTATTCGGCGGGCGGCGGCAATTTGACCGAGGAGCAGTTCGAGCGGCTCAAGAGCGAGCTGGAACAGGGCTTTGCCGGGGCGGCCAATGCGGGGCGGCCCATGGTGCTGGAAGGCGGGCTGGACTGGAAGACCATCGCGCTGACGCCGCGCGACATGGATTTCATCGAGGCCAAGCATGCGGCCGCGCGCGACATCGCGCTGGCCTTTGGCGTGCCGCCCATGCTGCTCGGCATTCCGGGCGACAATACTTATGCCAACTTGGCCGAAGCCAACCGCGCACTGTGGCGGCAGACCCTGGTGCCGCTGGTGGTGCGGGTGGCGGAGGAATTGAGCAATTGGCTCTCGCCGGCCTTCGGCGGGGCGGTGGTCATGCCCGATTTCGATGGGGTGGAAGCGCTGGCGGAAGACCGCGCAGCGCTGTGGGAACGCGTGGGGAGTGCCCCGTTTCTGAGCGACGCAGAGAAGCGGGCGATGGTGGGGCTTTAGGCCTCAGCTCCCCAGAGGTTGGGATGGCGCGAGTCCATCGCACGATTGAGTAATACCGCTCCGGCTATGCAACCTCGACATAGGTCGGACATTAACTGCATAGCAAGTTAACTTGATTTAACGTGACATATTACGCGCTGTATGACTTCTAATAACTATATGGGCTGGGGGAGGACGGCGCCACAAAGGCGGCGACCGGCTTGGAGATAGGAAAAATGAGTACAGACCGCATCATCATTGTGGAGATAGTCAGGCACCGCGACAGTGGCTTGCTTCTTGGTAAGAGCGAGCAAATGAGGGGTCTCTATGTCCATGCTCGTTCAATAGAGGAACTTGAGCGTCGGATTCCACTCGCCATCAAGGAAATGCTTGAGGCCACGGGTGAAAAAAACGTTCAAGTGCTTCCATTTGAGGATGAGATACCAGAGGCATTCGTCGCCTCCGGTGAAACCCGCAAGTTTGCACTGGCCGCCTGATGACCGCCGATGAGTACCGTGCTTGTATCAAAGCATTAGGGCTCACGCCGATCAGACCCTCCTACGAAGGCGCGACCATCCACGAAGACCGCGAAAAACAACTCATTCGAGTCATTGATCCAGATGACCTGACCGATCAAGAACGAAGGGACGTATACAACGTCCTCAAGCTCCGGATGGGTTTTACCGACCATTAATACCAGCCCGCCGCAACCCGGCGGGCTTCTTGCTTTCAACGCTGCCACCGCCCCTGCTGCGACCAAAGCCCCCGGCCCCCGGGGGCTTTTTCTTTGCTGGAGGACACCATGGACGAGCTTACGCGCACCGTCATTGAGCGGGGGGATCTGGCGCATTTGGCGCTGTTTTTGTGGGCGAGTGGGGCCAGTGCGCTGCTGGTGTGGAGCCTGCGGGAAATGGCCAAAGTGAATCAACACTTCAACGACTTCGTGCAGGAGACCGCGAACTTGAATCGACTGTTCAGGAAGGATGACTAAGCCCATGGCCAGTAAACCAAATCGGGAGAATGCGCAGCAGACTTTCCGGCAATTTGCCTGGAACCTGGCGGGCACTTTGGCCGGGCCCAAGCCGGGCGGCAAGAGCGCGGCCAAGCCGGCGGGCAAGCGCTGATGGGACCCATTCGCATCGATGGCGCGGGGCGGTTTTCCGGCTATGCGAGCGTGTTTGGCCGGGTCGATGCCGGGGGCGATATCGTCATGCCGGGGGCCTTCGCCAGCAGCCTGGCGCGGCGGCGCGATCGGATCCGGATGCTGTTCCAGCATGACCCCAAGGAACCCGTGGGCATTTGGGAAACCATGGGCGAGGACAGCCATGGGCTGTTCGTTTCCGGGCGGCTGGTGCCAGGCGTGGAGCGCGCCGATGCGCTGAAGCGCCTGATCGAAGGCGGGGCGCTGGACGGGCTCTCGATCGGCTTTCGCACCGTCAAGGCCACGCGCGAAGCCGGCAAGCGCAAGCTGTGGGCGATCGATCTGTTTGAAATCTCGATCGTGACTTTTCCCATGATGGAGGACGCGCGGATTGCGCCCTCATCTCTTTCGACCGGCGCCGCAATCGCGGCGGCGACGCAAACCATCCGCAACCGATAAGGACATTTGCATGACCAACAGCAACGACGGCCTTGAAACCAAGGCCGGCGCGGGGAGCGATATTGGCGCTCTCTTCGCCGAATTCTCCCATGCCTTCGAAGAATTCAAGGCGACCAACAACCAGCGGCTGGGGGAACTGGAAAAGCGTGGTTCGGCCGATGGCCTGCTGGAAGGCAAGCTGGACCGGCTTAACGCCGTGCTCGATGGCCAGAAGGCAGCGATGGACCGCGCGCTGATTGACCGTGCCCGCCCGCTGCTCGATGGCAAGGCTGCTGTGGCCGAAGGCGAATATAAGGATGCGTTTTCCTCCTATGTGAAGCGCGGCGAGGAGAAGGCGCTGTCCATCGGCGTCGGCGCCGATGGCGGCTATGTGGTGCCGGGCGAAACGGAAAGCGAGATCACGCGGCTGATGACGGCGGTGTCGCCCATTCGCGCCATTGCCGGGGTGCGGCAGGTGTCGAGCGCGGTCTATAAGCGGCCGATTTCGGTGACCGGTCCGGCAGTGGGCTGGGTGGGTGAGACGGCGGCGCGGCCGGTGACGAACTCGCAGACGCTGGCGGAGCTGAGCTATCCCACCATGGAGCTCTATGCCATGCCGGCGGCGACTTCGGCATTCCTCGACGATGCGGCTGTCGATGTGGGCCAATGGATTGCCGAGGAGGTGAATGCGGCTTTTGCGGCGCAGGAAACCACGGCGTTCGTCAGCGGCGATGGCGTCAACAAGCCCAAGGGCTTCTTGACGGCGACCAATGTGGACGAGGCCAATTGGAGCTGGGGCAATCTGGGCTATGTCGCGACGGGTGCTGCAGGCGCGCTGCCGGCCGCCAATGCCAGCGATGTGCTGATCGACCTGGTCTATGCACTCAAGGCGGGTTACCGCCAGAATGCATCCTGGGTGATGAACCGTAAGGTGCAGGGCGCGCTGCGCAAACTCAAGGATGCCGACGGCAATTACCTGTGGCAGCCGGCGGCCACGGCCGATGGCAAGGCCCGGTTCATGGGGTTTGACCTGGTCGAGGCCGAGGACATGCCGAACATGGCGGCGGACTCGCTGTCGGTGGCGTTCGGCGATTTCCGGCGCGGCTATCTGATTGTCGACCGCCAGGGCGTGAGCGTGCTGCGCGATCCGTTCAGCAGCAAGCCGTATGTGCTGTTTTATACGACGAAGAGGGTCGGCGGCGGGATTGCGGATTATGACGCGATCAAGCTGCTCAAATTCGCCGCCTCGTAAAGTCCGTGATCCTGGCCAGCTAGAGCGAAGGCCCTGTGCTCCGGTGCTCACGTACTTAATGTACGCTCCGCTCCGGTGCTCGGGCCTTCGCTCCATCTGACTCAGGCTGACGGACTTCCCTTCGCGGCACGGTGCCCACCTAACGGGTCACCCAAGCTGACTCCGCGCACCAAAATCAAAAGGCAAAACAATGATTTCCTATCTTCTCGCTGGGCCCGCGGAGGAGCCGGTTTCGCTTGTCGAGGCCAAGGCGTTTCTCAAGGTCGATGACACTGCCGAGGACGGGCTGATTACGACGCTTATTGGCGCGGCGCGGCTGCATGTGGAGGGGGTGACGGGGCGGGCGTTGCTGGCGCAGAGCTGGCGGGTGGTGCTGGATGCCTGGCCGGAGAGCCGGGTGGTGAAGCTGCCGGTGAGCCCGTTCATTTCGGTGACCGAAATCAATGCGGTGGATGGAGCGGGGGCGTTGCATGCCATTTCGCTGGCGCAGTTTTTTGGGGAGCCGGACCGGCTGCTGCTGCCGCGCTCGGTGGAGGGCATGCCGCTGCTGCGGGAGCGGCAGGGGATCGAGATCGATTATGTCGCGGGGTTCGGGACTGAGCCCAGTGATGTGCCGGCCGATATAAGGCAGGCGCTGCTGGTGCTGGTGGGATATTGGTTCGAGCATCGCGATGCGGTGATCGTGGCGGGGTCGGGGGCTGTGGTGCCGTCCGGGTTTGACCGGCTGGTGGCCGGGCATAAGCGGGTGCGGCTATGAACGAGCGCATTCCCCCGATTGGCACGCTGACCGATAGGGTGCAGCTGCGCCGGCGCGAGATGGTGGTCGAGGACGAGGCGGGGCATGGTGTGCTTTATGTGCCGCTGGCCAGCGCCTGGGCGCGAGTGCGCAGCCTGTCGGGGCGGCACGATACCAGTGCCGATGGGCGTGGTGTGGCGATTTCCCATGTCGTGGTGTTGCGGTTTCGCAGCGATATCGGAACGGGGGACCGGATCGTCTATCGCGGACGAAATCTGGACGTGGTGGGCGCGGCCGACCTCAATGGGCGGCGGGCTTATCTGAGCTGCACCTGCAGCGAAACCAGTTTTACGGGGTAGGCCATGCATCCGATCGTGGCGCTGCAGGGCGCATTGGCGAGCGCGCTGGGGAGTGATGCTGAGCTGGTCGCGATTATCGGGGCCAATGGGGTGTTCGATGCGCCGCCCAAGGGACGCGCGGCGCCCTATGTGGTGATCGCGCGCCATGACGTGGTGCAGCGCGATGGCGATGAGACGCCGGGGCAGGAGCATCGGGTTTTGGTGCATTGCTGGGGTGATCAACCCAGCCGGAAGCGGGCGCTGGCGATTGCCGAGCGGGTGGTGGCGGTGGCGGGCCTGGTGAGCGCTGCGGGGCTGGTGGTGAGCCATGCCGGGCATGTGCGGACCGATACGATGATCGACCGGGATACGGGGCTGGCGCGGGCGGCGGTGACGTTGCGGTTTTTCAGTGAGGCGGGGTAGAGCCGCCGCTGCCGCCAACTCACTGCATCCCTTGGACTTGACCCGAAGGCCTCTGACAACTTGGTGCATTCTTCGAGTGGTCCTCGGGTCAAGCCCGAGGGAGATGCGGTGGGTGGGCGAATGTGAGCCAGCAACGAGTTTGGCATTTTCTTGAAAGGACCAAAACATGGCCGCTCAGAGCGGGAAGAATATGTTGCTCAAGCTCGACCAGAGCGGGGCGGGGAGCTTTTTGACGGTGGCGGGGCTGCGCACGCGGGCGCTGTCGTTCAATGCCTCAACGGTGGATACGACCGATCAGGAAAGCGCCGGGCGCTGGCGGGAATTGCTGGCGGGGGGCGGGATCAAGCGGGCTTCG